TTAAGATTGGTGATTCTTATGTTAGTTATGAAGCTATTGAACCATTTAATGGTTTATTAGGATTAATGGCAGATATTGTAGATTCCCAAAAAGTTATGGGAGATGAATGGGTTGGAAATCAATTTGGTAAGATTTCTTATTTAATAAGTGCCAACGTAATAAATAAATCTTTCTTAGCTGGAATATTACAATTATCTGATTTGTTAACTTCACAAGGTAAAGATGCTCCAAGAGTAATGGCTAATTTTGTTAATAATCAAGTCCCATTAGGAGGATTAAGAAATGAAATTGGAAAAATTTTATCTCCGGGATTAAGAGAACTTGAATCAGGATTTTTACAAAGTGTAGGTAATAGAAATTTATGGGCTGACATTAGTCCAGAAAACAAAATGTTACCTTACAGATATGATGTTTTAAATGGCGAAATAATTAGAGATTGGGATCCTTTAACAAGGATAATTAATGCAACATTACCATTCAATATTAATGTTGGAGTTTCTAATGAAACAAGAGAATTGCTTATGAGAAGCAAATTAAATTTAAAACAAACTTTTAATACAGGTCCAAATGGTGAAAGTTTAGAAAATTATCCAGATCTTAAATCTAAATATAGATTCTATATGGGTCAACAAAATATAGAAGCTAAACTAACAGAATTATTTGCCAAACATCCTGAGTTAAAAGAATCAATTATTAGGATGGAAAATGCTAGGCAAAATGGGGAAAACTTTGAACCTAGAAAGACATTACATGCAAAACATTTGTTACCAGTTTTTAGAGAAGCAAAAAAAACTGCTTGGTTACTTTTACTACAAGATGAAACATTAGGTGGTAAGGCAAGTTTATTACAACAAGAACATCAATTAGGACTCTTAGGTGATAAGGCTAGACAAAAAGGTAACTACGAATTAACAAATAAATTTACTAACGAAATTGAAAAAATTAAAAACCTACCCAAATAAATAATCCGCCCAGTCAAACACTTTTTTAGCGTAAATGGCTGTCACACAAACTCAATACACAGGAAACGGGAATACCGTTCTATACTCTTTTACATTTCCATATTTAGCGACAACAGACGTTAAGGTCAAAATTAACGGTGTTACGCAAGCGACAACTGAATACTCTCTCGCCAACGCTACAACAGTACAAATGAACTCAGCTCCAGCTAATGGAGCTACTGTCTTAATATTCCGAGATACAGATAACGACAATAAAAAGGCGACATTCTATCCCGGATCTGCAATTAAGGCTGAAGATTTAAACGACAATATAGACCAGATTCTATACGTTGCTCAAGAGGTTGATAACAACGCTATGAGTACCCTTGGGGAAGATTCCATGCAAGGTGACTTTAATGTTGGTAATAACAAAATCACCAATCTTGGCAATCCAGTAAGTGGAACTGATGGTGTCAATAAAACAACATTAGATTCAACTATTGATACTGCTATAGAATCTGACGTCTTAGTCGGTACTGATTTATCAAAATCTGCGAGTAGTGGTCAAGTCACTATAAGTCACAATGTTAGTGGTGCAAACACAACCATTAATAACAGTGGTGGAAATGTTGTACAAGATATAACTATCTCAGCTCAGGGTCACGTTACATCGGCTGCGTCTGTCAATTTAGACAACAGATACTACACCGAAACTGAACTTGATGCGGGACAGTTAGACAACAGATATTTCACTGAAACAGAACTCAGTGGAGGACAACTAAATAATCTTTACTATACAGAAACAGAATTAGATGGTGGTCAATTAGACAACCGCTACTTCACAGAAACTGAATTAAATAACGGAGCTTTAGATAATAGATATTTTACTGAAGCTGAATTAAACAACGGTCAATTAGATACTAGATACTTTAGACAAGACAGTAGTGAAACTATAACCAGTGGAGCTACATGGTCTGGTAGTGATAACTTTATTGCTACAACAGCTGCTATTGATGCACGTATTGTTGACTTAGTTGATGATGTAGGTGGTTTCGTACCTATTGCAAACGAAACAAGTTTCCCGGCTACAAACCCTGATGTTAATAACGGTACAGGTACGCTTGTCTCTATTAAATCCATATCCTCTGCACGAACACCAAGTGGTGGTTCAGTTGTAATAACAGATGGAGCTGGATCAGGAAATGATGTAACTATTACTGGTTTAGGTACTACGGTCCTACCCGCTGGTTATGGTGTCATTGTTGAAACAACAGGAACAACTCACACATATACATTCCACAGATTATCTCCTGACGCTACTAGCGTTACAGCTGTATCTGCTATACCTAATGAGATAGCTACAGTTGCAGGGATATCATCTCATGTACAAACAGTATCTGGCATTAATAATGATGTACAGGTAGTTAGTGCAAACAACTCTAATGTAACTACAGTTGCTGGAAGCATATCCAGTGTTAACACAGCTGCAAGTAACTTAGACCAAATACAGAACTTTGCTAATGTTTATAGAATTGTTAGCTCAGATCCTACAACCAGTCTTAATGCTGGAGATTTAATATTTAATACTACTACTAATAAGTTCAGAGTTTATACCGGAGCTGCTTGGGTAGATGCTGTTGCCAGACAGTTTAGTGACAACACTAAAATGCAGTTTGGTAATAGTAATGATTTAGAAATTTCACACGACGCTTCAAATAGTTATATAGATAATAATACCGGTGTTTTAAATATAAGAAGTCTTGGTTCTGCTGCAAATGTGCAAATAATTGCAGACTCAGACTATATGGCAAGATTCGTTAATGATGGAGGAGTCGAACTCTACTACGACAACAGTAAAAAGCTTGAGACAACTTCAACTGGAATAGAAACACATGGAAATATAACTACTCATGATCTTCTTCCTGATGCTAATGCTTATAGAAATATAGGTACTAGCACTAACAAGTGGAATCAAGTTAATGCAACTACATTTCATGGTGATGGATCAAATATTACTTCTCTTAACATAGTCACTGACACTTCACCACAGCTAGGCGGTGAGTTAGATAGTAATGGTCAGAATATTAAAATGCTTGATAGCAATATTGTGTTTTTTGGTACAGGAAGTGACTCTGCTATTTTTCATACTGGTGCACATCTATTCATTCAAAATGCTACAGGTCAGCTTAGAATTCAAGGTGCTCCTAATGAAGATTCTGTAGTAGCTATAGCAAACGGAGCAGTAGAACTCTATTACGATAACACTAAAAAGTTTGAGACAATTAGTGGTGGAGCTAAAGTAATAGGAGAACTATATTCTGATGGTTTAAGGGTCGGAGATAATGAGAAAATACGTATTGGTGACGATGAAGAATTTCAAATTTATCACGATGGTAATAATCATATAAAGACTTCTAGTGGATATTTAAGTGTAGAAGTTGCTAACAATACTTTATATCTTGATGCGAATGAAACACGCATGAGATCTGCCGATGAAGGTGAAATTTTAGCTAGGTTTATTGATGACGGAAGTAATGAGCTTTATTTTGACGGCACTAAAAAACTTGAGACTACAGCTAACGGAATTACTATGTCAGGTCATATTGATCTACCTGACCAAAAAGAAGTAAG